GTGGTTGGTTGCCGTTGTAATTGTAGTCAGACCAGTTACATTATCGTATGTTGCATTTGTAACATTGACACTATCAACACCAATGTCAATCGGGAATACATTTGAACCCGCAGATGTAAATTCAGTAACAGTTCCAATGAAGTTTGTGGGACCAATACCATCTGCAACCAGACCCAATCTACCAAAGGAAGAGTTGGAGTTTGTTAGGTCACACTGACCACCGTTGATACAAACAATACTTTGGTCATTGTAGATAGTAAAGATTGAAACTAACTGAGCATAACCTTCATTAGAGATTGAAACACCAATACCACCCTGATTGAGTTGAGTATAGGAGTCAACATTCATTGCTCTGGTGTCACCAATGACATGTCTACCATCAATCTTCATACCAATACTGTTGGAGATGAAGTTTGTACAGTTTCTAATGTAAGGACCCTGTGTCACATAAGACGGTTTGTTGGGATTGAAGGAGATAATTGCCTTACCTTCATTCAATGTTCCAGTGAAGGACATATTCTCAACATAACTACCATTCGCAACATAAATCAAATCCTCATCAGGATTTTGTGGAATGATTGAAACTTCTCTCAAACTATCACCGAGAAGAGTGACCTGTTCTGGAAGAATGATTGGGTTATTTTCTGAATAATTACCAGCAGAAATTCTAACGACTGTACTTGCTTCTGCAATCGTAAGAGCAGAACCAACAGTTCTCTTTGCGGTAGAAAGGAGATAACCATCGTTCTCATCATTACCATCAGGAGTAACATAGATTTGGTTGGTAACAGATACCAGACCAACAACATTAGTCAGGTTTGAGCCATCACCATAGAATGCTGTAGCACTTACAATACCGGTGTTACCATACATTGTAACTGCGGCACCGACAGATGCAATACCAGAGACATACAGACTGTCAGTTACAGTTAAGAAACCAACTGTGGATACTCCAGTTACTTCAAGGAATTGAGTAGTGGTAACACCAGCTACTTCAAGGAATTGAGTAGTGGTAACACCAGTAACACCAAGGTTACCTGCGACAATACCTACCTTCAGAGTTGCAATGGTAGAAACACCAGTGACAACCATATTGGCTGTAGTTGTGACCCCAGAAACACGAAGGTCATTATCTACAACTACATTACCACCAGTAAGTGTTGTAATACCAATAACTTCCAATGAAGTTGCAGAGGAGATGTAACCACTTTGTAAGTTTGTAGCAATACCTGCAAACTGTGCCCTACGAACATCTAATGATGTCTTAGGATCAATATAGATTGGATTTGAGGTTCCCTGTGCCAACAAGATATTACCTGTGACACCAACGGGAAGGAATATTGTGGTATCAGGTGCACTTTGAATAGGAATTCTACCAGCAGAACCACCCTCCAGATTTGTTGCGATACCCGCCTTATCGGTATATGTATCAATTGCCCCAAGATCTTTCCATATAGGTGCTCCAGTTCCGGTTGATACAAGAATTTGCTCGGAAGTACCAACCCCAGTAAATCCAGTATCGTTAAGAGCCGCCTGATACAGAACTGCACCACTTGCCCCACCCTTTACATCAGTTGCAAGACCAGCGTTTGCTGCATACTCAGCAAACGCCACAACGTTCGCAGAAATAGTGACTCTACCTTGACCAGATACCGGACTGATTAGAATACCATCACCAGCAACAATTGTTGTAACAATACCTGTTAGATTTACTCCATCACCAAAATAAGTTGCATTAGTGATAATACCGGCAGTGGTGATGCCAGTAAGAGATGAATTAAATAATGATGCACTATTGGTTGCGGTAAGAAACTTTGTAGTTAATCCCCCACCAACCAGGACATCGTTCGTTACCCCAATACCCAGTGCGGTAAGTATTCCAGTAACAGTAAAATTTCCACTTACCGTAGAAGGACCTACAATAATAGGACCACTGTTATTGAACCTATTGGTTATCTTGTCGGCCCTAAGTAAAGACATTATCTATAATGTTTTATCCGTTGTTTTTATTTATACCCGATACATATAAATATTTTTCAGGTATGATGATATATCATGAAAAAAGGCGAATTCTGTCCGTTAATCCAAAAGAAGTGTGTTGAAGAAAAGTGTGCTTGGTACACATGTGTAAGAGGAACAAATCCTAATACCGGTCAAGAAATTGATGAATGGAAATGTGCCATGTCTTGGATGCCTATGATGGCAGTAGAGATTGCACAAAAGTCAAATCAAACTGGAGCTGCTGTAGAAAGTTTCAGAAATGAAGTAGTAGAAGCAAATCATCAAAATCAACAACTTTATGCTCATGCCCTTCAACAGGGAATCAATGTTGCTCAAATAACACCCATTAACCCCCCTATGATAGGGGGTGAATAAGAATATTTAGTCCTTTTTACAAACAATCACATCAATATATTGGACTCTAAAGTCCATATTTGCAGAAGAAGAGCCCTCATTAGAGATACTGAGATTGTGTCTGTGATTAGCACTTACCCCACCTGTATTGAAGCTATGGCTGTGATTACTACTATTATTTCCGGTATTAAAACTGTGAGTGTGGGCTGCTCCTGATGAGTTAGTGTTTTGTTGTGTGTACCTTACACTAGCTCTACCAACACCAATATCATCAACAGCTGATCTATCTCCACCCTGATATCCAGCTCTCTGTTTACCCACATTCTCTACAAACTGACCACTGGCACTACCACTGTTCATAGGGTGGTTATGATTGGCACTTGCATTTCCAGTACTTCCACCGTGAGTATGATTGGAACTTTGATTTCCAGTACTTCCACTATGAGTATGATTATTACTCTGGTCACTTACATTACCAGTATGATTATGTGCCGTGAGGGGAACACTTCTCTCAGAAAATGCACTAGTAAAGGAATTGGTACCACCAGAACCACCACCAGAACCGGAAACAACACGTAATGTTTTGTTATCATCACCAGTTAGTTTTGTCCAACCGGTTGGTGCAGAAGCCTGATAGAACAACATTTTTGTGCCAGAAGGAATAAAATTTCCTACGGCATCATATAGTCTTCTAAATGCGTCAACACTTGGAGGTTGAACAGTAGAAGTACCTGTGGGTGGGTAAGTGTTATTGACAATAACCGCACCTTGAATTGAGTTTGTTGCGGAAGGTAGTCTTGCAGGAGAAATCGTACCCGTAGTAATCTTATCACCAGCAAGATCAGTAAGACCTGCACCATTACCAGTAAAGTTTCCTACGGTCAGTCGATTAGTTGATGGGTTGTAGATAAATTGACCAGAAACACTATCAATAAAAGGTCTTTGGTATCCAGCAGCTTGATTGGTACTGAACAATACCTGGTAATCTACATTAGAACCCGTTTCATCTACATTGATAAAGTCTGCATTCAATGCAATACCAGTCAGATTACCAGTTACATCACCAACCAAATCACCAACAAGGTTTGAAACAGAGAATGTATTTGTTGATGGGTTATATGTCAGTTCATTACTTTGAGAATCAATATAAGGTCTTTGGAATCCACCACCTTGATTAGCACTGAATAATACTTGATGGTTGGTGTTCTGTGTATTGGTATCTACATTGATAAAGTTCGCATTTGTTGCAATACCAAAGAGATTACCAATGATATTTTCAACAGTAAGAGTTTCTGTAGATGGATTATATGTTAGATGACTACTATCAGTATCGATATACATCCTCTTATAATCAGTTGCACCTTGCTCACTGAAGATGACCTGATAATCAGTGTTGGTGTTTATCTTATCTACATTGATATTATCAGCACCAGTAGCAATACCAGATACATTACCTACAAATCTAGTACAAGATAGTACATTTGTAGAAGGAACATAGGTTAATTGATTAACATCGGAGTCAATTAAGTGCAGTGGGTAGTTTGAACCCAGACCTACATTGTTTACAAAAGAAACCTGATGCGTAGCACTACTACTTGTAGTCTGAACACTAACTCTATCCGCACCAGTAGAAACACCAATGAACGCTGTTTGGTCCTGTCTTACTGTAACAATACCAGCACTTACACTGTAGTTATTACTCTTGATGTTATTGATTGTACCGATACCCGATACATAGATATTCTCAAAATCTGCATAACCATCACTATCTAATCTTCTTCTAACTGTTGCAAAACCAACATCAATATCGGTACCATTATTCTGTAGATATATTGTTGCACCCATACCAGCAACGTTAGATGCCTGGTAGAAAAGTCTATTCGGTGCATCGAATGGAACTCTGATAGTCAGAATACCAACCTGAGTACCATTACCATCTACACCATTATTGTAGATATTATTCAAGTCTGCAGTAGGTGTAGTCTTAATATAGAATGGGAAACCACCAGAATCTACATGGAATTCATACTTATTTCCTCTCAATAAGTAAAGGTCTGGGTTATCGGTATTTTGCGTAAAACCAACACCTACCGGGTCTCCAGTTCCAGCTATAAATCTATAGGTATCACTATTAAATTCTTCTACTGTAAATTTAGTATATAATTCTGCACTATTTGCAAGTAATGTATTGGTTACTGTGACATTTGTAAAGCCAACAGTTCCACCAGCAGAAATTTGACCTGCCAAAGATGTTGCTTTAATATTACCAGTAACTGTCAGGTCACCATAAACATACTCTGCAGTCTGACCAATCGAAACTGGTCCGATAACATCCAGAGTATATGCAGGAATTGAAGAGTTAATTCCAATTTTTTTGGTAAGAGTAGAACTAGTAAATGCGGTTCCACCAACACCTACTTCAAGACCTATATTGGAAGTAGATACACCCGTAGTTACAAGTCTCTGTGCAGTAATGGTGGTACCAACTGCTAGTCGTTTACTAACCTCACTATCACCAATAATTACAAGTTTCTTATCAGGTGTTGTAGTTCCAATACCAATTTTGTCACTATCGGCGTCAGCATAGATTAAATTTTCATTGACTTGAATGCCATTTCTTACGACAAAATCCTTATCTACTGCCATTTATCTTGCTAATCAGGAATTATTATTTTTATTTATCAACTAATAACTCCGAAGGTTCTCCACTGATTGTTTGTTGTATAGACCCAACCAACTGTTCCACTATTCGTAGGATTGGCATTGAATACAATATCACCAGGAGTACCAGCCTCTGTCGGGATAGCTATACCAACAGTCAACTTTCTTGAAACTTGAGCATTACCTTGAATAAAGACACTATTAGTTTCAAAACCTTCATCTGATGTACTGATAACCTTTTTAGTAAATTCTACAGGTCCATTGAACTGAGAAAGGACATTACCTTTATCACCACCATCAACCATTATGTTTCTTTCAACCTTAAAGATAGAACCTTCAATATAGTTGAAGTCAGATACATCATCAGAAATACCACTTGAATATGGGTCTTCACCAGTATATGTTTGAACTGGAGTATCAAATACTTGTTCTCTACCTGTGTTAGATGCAATTCTCTTGTTACCAATGAAGAAGTCACCTCTATCATTCATACCGGTATAGTTGACAACACCACCTGAAATCGTTTGAGATTGGGCATTGATTTGTTGAGATAATGTAAGTCTCTTCGTCTGTTTATCTGGGAATGCGGTTGAGTAGTTACCAGGACCATAACCAATATATTCAAAGGTATGACCAGATGCTCTAATAATTGAGTTCCTTCTAAATTCAACAGGGTAGAATGTAACCCGATTAATAACTGCACCATTTACATGAGTGTTTGCAATAGAACCATATACACCTCTAAATACTTTAAGTTGTGTAGTTCCACCTATTCTACTGACTGTAGTTTTAATTCTCATCAACTCATCATCAACTCTAAGGAAATCACCGATTCTAAAGTCATAATCAGTCATATTGTTGACATTAATAGTATCAGTTGTTTTACTAGTAACTGCTGTAGAAAGTGTAGTAGAGATACCTGCGTAGATTTGACTCTCTCTACCAGAAAGTCTTCCGTTTCTTGAAATAAGGTCGCCGAAGTTTCCAGAAGAACCGGATGGGAATAGTCTGATAGTTCCATCAATTGTAGGAGTAACTGTATTGATACCTACATCAAGAACTACAGTAGTAAGTCCAATCTTATCGATACAAACAAACGAACCGTTATAGAATGTTTGTCCTGCACCACTCACAATAATAGAATTATTAACTCTAAAGTTATTATTGAATTTAGTTGTTATCGTTGCAATACCAACATTTTTATTATAAACAAAACTATCGGTGTCATAAGATGGTCCAATGATAGTGAAACCACCACCAAATACCTGGTCTGGAGTTAATCCCAACGTACTAATACCAGGAGAACCTAATACTGGAGTTACTTCAATCTCATTAGTTTCTGAAATTGCAGAAATTCTATAGAAACTATTATATTTCTTACCATCATAACTATCGATACCAGATATCAAAAGAGTGTCTCCTCTGTTATCATAAATTTTGTTTACACTACCAGTGGCTGCACTGAATCCAGTTGTTGTTGCAATACCAACGACTCGTAATTCATCACCAGCAGCAAAAGCTGAACCACCATCCATAATCTGAATATCAATAATCTCACCAGCAGATGTTCCATCGATAGTGACTAGTCCAGTACCAAAATCACCGATCGATCCACTTGTAATGTTTTGAAGTTTTGCGTTATAGTAATATTGAATTGTATTTGAACCGTCACCATATCCTGCACCAGGGTTATTGATAGTTGGAACAGTAATTCTATTCAAACCATGGTCGTATTGGGTAAAGATAGTATATGCAGTTCCTACATTGTTCGATATAATTCCGGTAATTGCAACACCAACCTGAATGAACAGGTCTTCCAGTGTTTCAGTAGTGATACTATTTTTTGGGTCATTGATTGAGACCGAACCAATATTATCAGAAAGTGCATAACACGCGGATGCTGGTGCATCTGTGACTGGGTTATCTCTATCTAACTGTGGGTAGTAGTTAGTGATTGGTTGTGAGAACGCATAATTATTATTGTTGAATGGGAAAACTTTTGGTTCGTTCGAAGAATTGATTATCGACAGGTGGTAAACACCATCTTGTTCCCCATTGATATACTCATTGATAGTTTGTACATCATAAACATAAAAATCTTTCGCAAGGTTTCTTCTAGAGAAAGTTGGAAGTTCAGTAGTTCTCTGTGATGTATCGTTAATAAATGTACCGGCAGAAAGAGGAATGGAATTTACAGTAAATGTCTTTGCACTTGCAATACCAGTAACTTCGTATGTACCATTGTAACCAGAGTTACCTGTACCAACCGTTGGGAACAAAGTACTTCTTACATTATTAATAACAACAGTAGAACCAATAGAAAGTCTATGTGGTTGTTCTGTCGAATAGTATGTAATTCCTGCTTTATAATCAACACCCGAGATGAAACTAAAGTTTCTCATCTGAGAGTCATTACTCATTGTCACAGAACCTGGATTAAACTCCAATGCAACTTCTTCATTAGTTGAACCAGTAACATCACTTGATTCTTGAAGAATAAAACCATCTAGTGGTTGTCTTGCAGAAGATACTCCAGTGTTTGCAGGAATAACAAATCTCAACTGTACAATTCTATCATCAGACTGTCTAGAATCTTTCTTTCTAATGGTATATGTTCTAGAAGTAATATTTCCAAGTCCACCACCATTCAATTTAGAAAACAAATTGTTCTCTGTTGATGCAGATGATACATTTACATACCATTGAGATTCATCAACATCATATTGAATAGGATGTCCTACATCACCAGGGTCTTTATCATTAACTCTACTCTCTACAATAATAGTATCACCAAGATTATTAATACCAACCTTGTTACCAGTCAAAGAATCGTTGAATGACTGTGCTAGTTGTATTTGGTTTGATGGTAGACCGTCAACAATTGCAAAATAAACTCTATTACTATCAAGACCATCAGGAAGTCTTCCATTATTTGAAATGGCTCTTATAGTCTCACCTTGTTTGAACTGATGATCCTCAGTAAACATTAGGGTAGAGTTTGTAATACTATTACCAGTAGAAACATTTCTACCAACTCTTGCAAGTTTTCTTCCAGTTATTTTCTTTGTTGCATATGCAGTGTCGTCCATAACGACTCTTGCTCTAAAGACTTCAGTCTGTCCTCCTACTGGAATCACAACATTCAATGTCTCGTTATTGTTTGCACCAAATCTATAACCGTTAACTACACTTGGAGGTTGTACATCTTGATTGGTATAGTTATAGAGATACATTCTACTTGTATCTGCTACACCTACAGTTTTTGTAATATCAATTGAGGGATATTCAACTGTAGTAAATTCAGGTTTGAGTGATTGTGGTGGAATAATTTGTGTGATATATCCAACATCATCTTGAGTAAATGCCTTATCTCTATAACCTCTAGAAATAAGTGCGGTTTGTCCAAAGTTTGAATTGGAGTTAGTAACCGAGAAGTCACCACCAGATTCAGTTAAGAATTGTTCTGCATAACCAATAGCAAAGATAGAAACCAACTGAATCAAAGAATTGTTTGATGCCTTGATGTGATAATTTGCATATTGTGGTTTATATACAGCATTAATATCTGTATGTAAATTAGCAACTACATTGGAGTCATCAAATGAACCACTTGTAGTATTATACCTTACAAAAGCTCTATCATCAACTTGAAGACCAATTCCAGTGAATTGTGCAACAACCATGGACTTAAATCCATCTGCCTTACTACCGTCGGCATGCATGCCACACATACCATAAACAGATCTCTGTGAGATGTTGAAGATGTATGGTGATGCACTGGTTACGGTATCAGAAGAAAGTTCTACAGAAGAACCTAGAGGATTTGGTAGTGCATTAGCAGGAGGTACTGGAAGTTCATATGTAAACTCTGTAACACCGTCAGCATTAGTATCTAACACTTGGTTTACAAGATACGTACCATTATATCTTGTATCACTTACATTGTTGATGATAACATTGGTATCAACGTTTAGACCAAAAATACCAGCAGAAAGTTTTACGTTGACTTGAGTAGAAGGAGTAATACCATCACCAGCCTTGATACTACTGATACCGACTGAACCAGATACTGGCCCAACAATACGATATTCATCAATCTTGGGTTGGATATCAACGTTTGCATTTGGATAATCAGGTTCAATCTCTCTTCCACTTGCAGAACCATATGCAATACCAACCTTTTCATAATACATTTCTAGATCAGTACGATCTGTAGTATAGTTAATGAAATCATCATTGATATTTACATTGTTCTTACCATCTGCATACTCGAAAGATGTAAGTCTATGGTGAGAGAATGTTGGTGTGAATGTAGAAGGACTGTAATCTTTATATGCGGGTTTCTGGGTATCAGCATCCTTCAAGGTAAACTGGAACATGTAACATCCACCAGTCAATCTAAAGATTGCGGATCTTTCGATTAAATTATTTTCTGGATTAGGAACATAGATTGGTCTGATAACAGTCTTTCTTAAATCCTGACCAATAATGGACACACCTCTGGGGATAATGACTCCACCATGAATACTATTCAGTTTATAAAGAATGTTATTACCATCGGTAATATCAAAGTTAGATGTATTACTGAATGACTGAAAATCATTCGAGTTAACACCACTTCTCAACAAGAAAGTATTAGACCCTGTTGGAATCCAACCCGGTCTGTTATCAATATAATGTGTACCAGGGAACAGATAGATTGAAGTTTTCTCAAATCTATCATTATCAAGACCTCTCTGATAAGAAAATCTAGATGCCTCAATCAATGCTCTTTGTAGAGTTTTGAATGGTCGGGCAAAAGAGTTACCTTGGTTCTCAATACCATCTGTTGCGTCTAGATTACTAGGGTCAACATATAAAATATTTCCTTTTACGTTCTTTAGAAAGTTATCTAATCGAGATAGAGGCATCTTACCGGCACGTTAGTCATTATGAGTTATTTATTCCATCTCCTATATAACCTACCAAGAATATACCCTTCACCAGGACACTCTACAGACATCATTGTGTCTATTCCATTGTTCCACCATCTTCTTCCATAGTTATAATTTTTCTCACCACTTTGATCTCTGGGTTTCAGTCCTTCAACAATTCTTTGTCTATGGTAATCACTAATAGGTTTTCCCCTTCTGGAATTTGAATAGTTTTTCTGATGTTCTGGTGTTCTCTTATATCCTCTTATACCATCACTTATCTTCTTCCTTGTCTCCTCACTGAAAATTCTTCCAGGAACGCCTTCTCCACCATCAGTCAAATTTCTCAATATTCCTGTTCCAATATCCTTTCTTCCTAATACACTTATCATATAGATTTCGTGTTTTGCTGCCACCTCAGCAGTCAAATTCTTCTTCAAATAAATTCTTCTGTCTCTCGGAGGAAGATTTACCGTATGTAATTTACTATGTATTCTATTTGATTTTCCTTTACCAATATAATAAGGTGTCCCATCTTCACGAAGATATGCGTAAGTATAATAAATCATAATAATACTAAAGAGACATTAGATATTTATTACATAAAAAAACCACCCAGAATACTGGATGGTTAATTAACACAATAGAGTGCTTCCTTTACACGGTTCTTATATTATATTACGGATTCATATCTGTGTCAAGTAAATATTCTACAGTATTTGCAATATCATTCATTGCATCTCGTAAGTCTTCCTGTCCACCAGAATGTTGATCATTTGAATCTATATCAGATACAAGAGACCATCTCCATTCTCTCATAGGTTCAGAGTACCAAAGTTGTATATTCATTCGACCCCTCTATTTTATATAGTAATCTTTATAATGTGCGTTCTAATCTGTTTATTGCTTGGTCAGGAAAGTCTCTAGGACGACTATCACCAGCATTATCAGTTCTAGCAGAACCTTCGTTTGCTTTCATAGTATGCTGAAAGTTTGATCTCTTATATCTTAAACCCAATGGGTCAGGAATCCAGTATGTCACCTGCCATTCTTGGTCAGGACATAACTCAAGATGTTTCTCTACTGTATGATTAAAGATACCCAGTTGGACATGTCCATCATGAGTAACACATCTACCCTTACCAATATCAACCACAAATAATTGACTCATTCTCCCTTCCAAGTTGGTGGATGAAAAACACAATACTCATTGAAGGTAATTTTCATCTCCTTTTGAGTTAAGTTGCAATTCTTTGCTGCCTTGGGAAGATTCCATTTGGCAACAAACAACATTTCCATAGACTGACGGGTTTCTGGTCTCATATTCGTAACAGTTTAGAATTTCTTCGTAAAGGTCTGGACGGTTCATTCTGCAGAAGTAACCAAAGGTTCTGCGTAAACAATGTCGTCTTCTTTAATCAATGCACGGACCAATTCAAGGACATTCATGAATTGGTCTACATTCTCACAATCAATAGTTTTACTATTACCATCACTTGAGTAAAGATAAAACTTACGAAGACTTGCATCGACCACAACACGGGTCAAAAAGTCTTGATCTTCTTCTTGTGGTTTGTAGGTCATTGAACTCCTGTCTACTCTACTAGTATAACGGTTCTGGGTACCTCAGTCAAGTGGGTGTGTGCTAGTTCTTCTTCTGGCCTCTGACATCGTAGTCGTATCCTGAAATAGAGAACTGATCAGAACTACCTGGATATTTGGCAGGAGTATCACCTTCATACTCAACAATCAATGGTTCTCCATCAATTCTTTGTGCGGTAATCGTATAGAAACACTCAATAGGACCACCCAGATTGTTTCTAATCTGTATTCTCTTACCCCATTCAATTGACTCAATAAAAAGTTCTTGATAAGAACCAATTGGAGTCAGATTGACACTGATTGACTCAGGATCAACTAATCCTTGCCAATATGTAGGACATGTAATCGTAGTGCCTGTACACTTTCCTCTAATATAAACACCAGCCTCTGGACCCTCCATACAGATATGTCTCAGTCTATGACCCTCTTTGTTAGGGTGTTTGATATCAAATCCTTTCCACGACTGGACGTTGATATTTCCTTGGAATGTAGGAGCAGTAACTGTACCGGAGAAAGTTGCAGTAGCACCAGCTAACGTGGCATTAACTCGAAGTTGATCAATCTGTGCAGTAGAATGATAGTATGGTGGACACTGAGGTTTTGAATATGGGTTGGGAGTGGGAACTTCGGCATAGTTGTTAAATGCCTTTTGAATATATGAGAAATTGCCTGATGGTAACCCTGTGGCTTGACCATCTGAACAATCTTGTTTTCCTGGGTTGCCCGGCCTAAATGGACCAAATAATGAGTCTGTCATGATTTAATATCGTAATGGTATCCTACAATTGAATATTGATCGTTATTTCCTGGATAATCTGCAGGTGTTTCACCTGGATACTCAGGAATCAAACTTTCGCCATCTTTTCTCTCTGCATAAGCATGATAGAAACAATGGATTGGGACATCAGATCGTGATTGAAGATATATTTTATCTTCGTCAA